TTACATCTCAGCGTATCGCCTTTTTTGTACTTCAACTCTATTTCTGGAAGAGTGCCTTTGTATGTTTTCATTCTGTTGCTCTTTTGATTACTGCGTTTATCTGTTTCTCAATTGAATAATTATTTGCTCTTTGTGCAGGATTGCCATTTACAACCCATTCTTCTTGAAATCTTTTCAATGCTTCTAGCATTACCGGTGCTGCAACTATTAACTTTGCATTTTCAAAATCATTTTCATTTGTTATGATTCTACAAATAGATTTTTTTGAACCATCTTTTGCTATTGCTTTGATAATGCAAGTTTCAGGACTATTCTTTGTGTTCCATACTCGTTGCCAATCTCCGTTTGTGTGTGCCATATTCCTTTATTCTGAAAAGATTAAACTATTTTCTTCAATCGTTACAACAAGACCATCGAAGTCTTCTTCTGCTCCGAGCATTTGAGCCAGTTGTAAAACTACAGAGTATTCAATTCCATTCTCTTCCGAAATAGACCTCAAATAATCTTCACGGCTGTTGTAACCGTTCATTTGATAGGCATTTAATTTTTGCTTTTTCATACTGCTACTATTTAAAATTTGTTGTTGTGCTAAGTGCATATTCAGAAGTAAAGAACTCATTTGACTTTACATGCTTGATTTCTATCTCTTTTATTGGCTTACTGGTGTCAATTTTACTATTCACTCTATTGTATTTTAAATCGTGTTCAATAACAATTTCAGCTTCCTGATTTAATTCTTGCAGTATTTGAACTAATTCATTTACTTTCATGGCATCAGTGTTTTGAACAACGAGGTAAAAAACCACGAGTTAGTTTTCCATTGGTCCTGTCGATATGATCCATGATACCATAAATATCATGTGAAAAGTTGAATTCATCAAAGGCTAATAGCTTTTCCAAATCCAAAGGAGTTCCATTACAATGAGTTGCAGTCACATCCATGTTCAAGTCCATGACTACTATTTCATCTAATTCTTTTACTGCACGTTTTACGATTTTTCCAATAAGTTCGTGCTCACTTTTTGGGGCATTCCAATTAATTGTTTCCATTTTCTGCTACTGTTTAAAGATTATACTTTGATTTGATAAGTTGTAAGGCTTGTGTCTTGATAGCGTCTGTATCAATCTGTAATGACTTGTAGAACGACTCTTTCCCGGTCATTGATTCATGTGCTATTTGAAGTGTTCTACGTTCGTCTGCTGAAAAACCAATTCTGAACGTTTTGAAAATTCCGAAAGCTGCTACTATGTTGCCAAGGTTGAATAATTCAACTGCCTTGTCGGTCTTTGTTGGGGGTAATGTTGCTACTGACATTGTCTTGTGTTTATTTGTTTGTTTAAAAGAATGTGTAAAGCTAACAATAATAATTGAAATGTGTGTGCAATACGCTCATAAATTGAAGTGAATTAATGTTGTTTAACGTGATAACTTACTGATAGCCATGTTCGTAACATATATAAACAGTAAAAGCAACCATTTTCAGATTGCTTTTACATTATTGTGTTGATTACTAGCTAGTTCAAGTGTTTTGCATTGTCTTTCAAGAAGTATGGGAGTGTTCCGTTTTTCGTTGCATTTGTGATCCGTTCTTCATTATCGGAAACCCACCCAGTGAACCCTTCCGGCAGTGTTGATACTTCGTTCTTTGATTTAAGTTCTACATCTTCACCTGCAAGTATTCGTTTTTGGTGATTGATGAACTCTTCTTCGCTTGCAAGAATATCTTCGATATGACAACGGCAATGTGGGTGCCAACCAACAAACTTGAACCACTTCGGATAATTGCCTTTCAAAGAATCACAAACAGAACAATCGAAATGGTGGTTGGAGCGAACAACTTTAAAACCTACAACAAAATCTAACTGCTGATTTTTCAGATAGTCCGATTCACGATAGGCCATGTTGATTGATGTTCGAGTCAATCGCATTGCATTCTTATACGAACTTCTATATTGTCCTTCACCTGGGTGGTACTTCTTCGCATTCTTTGAAAGTTGCAATACTCCATGCTTATCACGAACTCTTCGAAAAAGTTTTTCAGGATCATTTAGGTAGGAACGAACATCACGGCTTAACTCTGCTGCAGAACGTCCGTCACCAATTCCAATGTCCAACGCCATTTCCAAATCACCTTTGAATTGGTTGGTGTATTTCCAAACCTTTTCCGATAGATTGAGACCGCCAATTTTTCTGTTCTGAAATGCTTGTAAGGCTTCCAAATTTCGACTGTTGTACGATTCCAGTTGTGATTTAGTGAGCTGTGTTTTTTTGATGAATGAATCAATCAAACTAGCTTTGTTGGCTACAGCTTCGTACCATTCTTTGCCAGTTGCTTCGTTGATAATGAATGTCATTTTTTGAGACATCGTTTTCATAAACTTATCAATCCTTGCTTTAGTCTGAGGATATTGGTCAAAAGTAAACTGGTCGCTACCTTCGGGCAATGATATGGTTGAACCAATGCTTACAGCTTCCTGTATTGCTTCAAGGTATAATTGCTCAACTTGTCGTGCGTATCGATCTACACGACTAAAGTGAGCTGCTTCCGGGTCTAATTTGAATACTTTTGGCATTAATTCCAATTTACTTTTGTGTTCTGTGTGCAAAATGCGAAGTCTATACCACGTGTTATGAACTGATAATCTATACAAACAAGTCTATCATCGATATATCCAAAGTTACCTGTGTGTATGTCAGTAAAGAAATTAGGCAATTTCTTTGGCAACTTATCTTCGTTAGTAATTGCACGAGCCTTTTCCATTAATAAGAATCTACCACAAGGGGATATATCTATGACAGGACAAAACCACTTCGCATTTTTAGTGTCTTTGACAGACTCCCAAATTGCATACTCAGTCCAATTAGATTGACAGTCATCAGCCTTGCAGAACTTTATAACAGTGTTTGGTCTAAACTTCCATTCAAATACTATACGACTTTGACCACTATTGATGAAATCGCCTAAACAGAATCTAACCATATCTTGCATAGCAAAGGGTAAATGGCAAATTTCCATTTTGGCCCAATAGTTCATTTCGTTATTTGTTTCCATAGATTGTTGGTGTTATTGATATATCTAGATAATATTGAGGGTCTTTATGGTATGTCATTTCAGCAAATCCACCACCACTTAAATATCCACCTCTATAAATATCAATCACGTAAACAACACGTCCATGTGGTTTATCAGAGAATAGTCGCTTGTCATCATTTATCATTATCTCACCACCTATAAAGTCAGACATTTCGGTTATCATTTCCAAGTGTGGACGCAATTCATTATTCCATGGAATAGCAATCAAATCCATATCTCTATTCATTGAGCCGTGAATAACTAGGTTATAGCCATACTTAAGAGCAATCTCCTTTAAAAATGGGAAATAAACTGCATATAGATTTGGCTTAACTTGTATTGGCTTTATTTCTTTTGTTTCCATCAAACTATCTTTTTGATTATTTTAGTGAGCAACTATTTCGTTTTTTATAAAAATAGCTGCTCACGTTATACTAACTTTGTAAAGCAAAATCAAACTTTCACTATCCATTTGTCATTAGAAGTATTCCCGACTTTAATTCTACCATCTGTAAAAAGTGTATTCAGTGATGCCGAAACGGCTTTATCTATTTCCGACCGCAAGACATGAACCGGTGCGATACCTGATGCTGTCTTGCGGTCTTGAATATTCTGAATAAGGATCAATAGTTGTTCTTCCATTTATTCGACTTCTATCGGTGAAACAGATTCTATTATTGAAGAACCTTTGAACTTTTCTTTATAAAATTCCGCATGATCTTTCCTAATTACTTGGATTGATCCTTCTACATGTAAAATAGTTACATTTGACTTTTTGAAAGACTTAACACCAGTTATTTTATGAAAATTCCCACTTACACAAATAGAAATCTCATTGTTTGGGTCTTCGTCAATTAGAAGTAAAGCTAATTCTTGATTTGTCATATTTTTACAATTACATTGAGGTTGGGAATGCACTCACAGCATTTGCTGCAAGTTCTTCTTTTTGAATTTGTTCTAGTTCAGCATCAATGTTTTCAACAAGTCCGGCCTGACCAATTGCTTCTTTCTGAGACATAATTTGCTTACCGGCTGTTGCTTTCATCAACTTGTCGATAGTGGCCGATTCGTCATTCTGAATAAATGGAGTAATGATATGCTCACATTCCAGTTCATTGATTGAGTCTTTCCAATCTTTCTTCATCTCACCTACAAATGCTTTGATAACATTGAATTCACGTTCGAAGAACTCAACAATATCACCGCTCTCTTCACCTACTTTCAGGTGTGCATCAGTCAATAGAGTTTTACGAGCTTCACCGGATATAGCACCAAGTCCTTTGACATTCTCTAGTGATAGGTTAGGCAATTGCAGTTCTTCTTCAATGTTTTGCTTCAATGTAGAAACCATGAACTTCATCGCTTCAATAGCCTGATCAAATGTAACGTACTCAACATTTCCACCCTCTTTCAATTGATAGACCTCACGTGCTGCATCTTGTGATATATCAACACTTCCAGTCTGCTGAAACTCTCCTGTTACTTTTACAAGTGGGGCAGAATTTTTCTTGATAATATCGCTCTCTCTTGACAATGTAAGCTCTATCTCAGTAACATTTCCACTTGAATCTTCCCAAATAGGAACAGGACGAACAAGGTATGAAAGAGGCATCTTACCAATGCTAATCGGAATATCATTGGTTACTTCTTCCCACTTGCCATCAACTTTTTTCCAAATCTTTTTCAAGTCCTTAGAGTAAGTTTCAAAGTAGGTAATATCCTTTTTGTTTTCACTAACCACATACTCAAAACTTTGAGCAATCATATCGCCAAGGTTATCAAATAATGGGTAAAGAGTAGCACTTTCAAGCCGGGAGAACTTCTCGGACATAGGTGAGTAAGTACGACATTTCAACTCAAAATTAGTTTCAAAGCCGTACTTGTTATGTTTTTGTTCTTTCTTCACAGGGAACCAAACTGTGCAAATTTCGCAAGCAGCAAAATAAGCGTGCATACGCTTCATGTTCACAGAATTGATACGAGCCAACTTGTAAATAAGTTCAATTGCCTTAGCCTGTTCTTTCTTCGTCTCATCATTGCCAACACTGTAAATCCTTTTCACAGGTATAGAGAACGCCATTTGTGTCATTCTACGAGTAGACAGCTTTTGGAGTCCGTAAGTGATCCGAGCAACCTTGTCGATAGAACCATCTTTCTTGACTTTGTCCTTACGCAAATTCTTGTCGATTTTGATAGGGTGTTTCTTCGGGTCGTATTCCTTTTCAATACTAGACCATGACATCACAGTCACACATTTGTTCTTAAGGTCTGTGATTATATCTTCGACCTTTCTGTCTTTGCTGATAATTTCTTTTGCAGTCATAATGTAGTTTTATAGCATATCGTTAATAATATCTTCGTCTGATAATATAGTTCCATTACCACTAGGGTAAAATGTATTTGCAAGTGAATCGAACTTATCGGTTGAGCGTTTCAATCGTTTCACAATGTCTTCTTTCGGTTCGATAAGGATAGAGCCATTAGATTGAAACTTCCACCTTATCTCTGTTGCTTCTTCGGTGAATTCATCATCGGGTGGAAGACAAGGGTTATTCTTATTCTTCGGGTCCAACCAGTCACGCACACACCAAAATAAAAATGCCCGCATGTTTGCGAACGTGTAAACGTTGTTTATATCACTCAGTCCACTAGCTCCTTCGGAGTACTTGCAGGATATAGCATTCCAAAAGTTCTGCTCCAAAAGCCTTGAATAAACCCCCGCACCCTCTCCAATCGTGTCAATGAATGCAAACGTACCTTTACGGTTAATGTAGTTCTTTACAAGTCCCGCAATGTGCATGTGGTCTGCCTTACCTGCCGACTGGTGTGTTATGAACTTTTCAACCCAATTGTCACGCCTTGGACACAGTACGCTTTTATCTCTACCCATACCGGCAACGTCAACACCTAACCGGACAGGAACATCAACAGTAGAATTTGTTTCCTGATAAATCAACCAACGTTGGTTTGCTAGTTCAATCCATTCGTAAGGAATAAGAACATCTTCACCAACTTTCG